GGTTTATTATAACTTGGAGAATTGTCTAATACTTTAAAACTTTTATTTCCTGATTGAAATTGATTAAATGTTGCACAGAATGTTTCCTCATCCAATCCAAACGTTTTCATTAATGCAATGCCATCTCTAGTAGTAATCTTTCCTGCTTTTATTTGATCAACAGGAAAAACATTTGTCTTAAGACCTAGATTAGATAGGTTGGTTGTGCCACTAGTTTTTAATGACAAATAATACTTATGAAGTGGTTTGCCTTTACACTTACTTTCTAATGTTAAGTCAGTAATGGTAGAACCAATTTCATATCCAGTTGACATAGATGCTGTTCCAATTTTCCAATGTCCATTTACAAGTTGCATAGGTCTTTTCTTATTCTCACCACCCTCTGCAATAACTCTAACTGCAATACAATCTTCTAAGTGATAATGTTTTACCAAACCGTAAATAAAATCTTTATATTTGTTATTAGTAAGTTCACTAGTCTCAATCCAATCGTTGATACCTGCCTCTAATTGTTGTTCAAATAAATTTCCTTGGTTACCTGATCCTCTATTTCCTCTACTTCCATCACCAAAATCAACTTTCAATGCAGTTATCTTTAACTTCTTCTTTATCTCTGCTTTTGTAAATTCTGTTTGTAAAGCTCTAGATATCTTTACCTGTTTTTTATTTTTACCATCAAACGCAAGAGGATTTGGCATACCATATGTGCTGACAAGGTAATTCCATAATCTCAATCCCTCTGCTGCTACAACTTTGTCCATATGTTTTACAGAGGATCCCGCCTCTGAAAAAGTAGATGGTATAAGATTATATGCCATAAGAAAACCTCGCGTCTAACTATTTAGAGAGAGGTTATTAATGATGAGGATCTGAAAAATACTTATCAACTATAGATATTTGCTCTTCTGCATGTGCAATTATATCAAGTTGTTCTTGAATTGCACCAATAATATCAGGATGTTCACCAATACCAACAGGGTTATGTAGATAAACTTCAACTGTTACTTTTGCTTTACTGATATTACCTTGAGCAGCATCACGTATAGCTGTCAAAGTTTGTTTTCTTAAATCACAAGACATTAATGATCTCCTTTTTTATTGTTTAATTTCTCCATGGTATTCTTATAAAGATGAAATGGAATACCTTTATGACTTAATAAAATTAATTTTGCCATAGTCATTTCTTTACTATAAAATATCACTGGTTCATGGTTTAATCCTATATCCCCACTCATTACCTATCTCCTACTCTTCTGTTTTCTGATTTGTAAATATCAAATGATCCAGAGGGATATCTTTTTTCTAATTTTTTGATGTTTGTTTCTATGACTTCATCAAATGAGACGTCCAATGCCATTGTTGCTTGAGCAACATACCACAGAAGATCGCCCAACTCAATGATGAGATGATCACGGTTGTCTTCATTCCATGGTTTTCCTTGGAATACCATTTTCTTAATGATCTCCAGAAATTCACCACCCTCTGCGTTAATTCCAACGCCAGCAGTAAGGAGCCGCTCAATATTGGCACCCTCACGATCAAGCTCGCCAATGCGATCAGCAAAGTCAACAAAATTTGTTGAAGCTTCTGAAGTAACTGCTGATACAAATTCTTCATATCTTTTAAAATCTATGGTCATACGTTCCACTCTGCGAATTTTGATAAACGATTTTGTGTTTGTGAGAATTGTTGTAAGGTTTCTCCTACCTCTTCGTCCTCTATGCTAATAGCAGATGAGTCCTCTGCAACATCATACAACTTCATTTTGGATCTGTCAATTCCCACCATGAATTTTCTTGAGGAAGTCGGGTCGTTGTACCTGTTTTTAAGTTGTTTGACTAAGATGCGACCCTGTGATTCTAGTTCTTCGGTAGAAATAAGAGCAAACATAAAGTCAGCAGTTGCAGGGAGACCGAAAGACTCACTTGTGTCAGTGAGATCAGGATCACTATTCCCAAAACCCGCACGAGTAGTTTGAGTAGCGGATACGATTGGAACATTTGTCTCAACTGCGAGACCACGAAGTTCCTCTGCGATTGCTTTAACATATGTGTATGAGTTTACTATAGCACCTTTGTACCTAACAGATGCACATATGTTTAAGTAATCAACAAATATGAGATCTGGTTTGAAATCTTTTTTCAATCTAAGATCACTTAAGAGTGCTCTAAAATGTCCTGCATGTGCTGATGCAGTAGGATATTCTTTGATAATAAGTTTTCCTCTAGTTTTTTTAGAGATCTCATTAACTTTACTAGAGAATAAAACTTCTGGTAATTCTACAATATCTTTAACATTTACATTTAATAAGTTTGCGTCAATTCGCTCAGCAATTTTCTCCTCTGCCATTTCACATGTAATGTAGAGAACGTTGTACCCCTGAGTGAGTGCGGAACCAGCCATGTGGCACATGAATAGAGACTTCCCGACGCCTGTACCAGCAAGAGCGATGTTGAGAGTCTTATTAGGGAGACCACCTTTGGTAATGAAGTTAAACTTCTCAAGATCAAAGGGGATCTTTTCTTCTTTCCGATGGTAGAATTCATACCTGTCTGTTGCTTGTTCAATGTAATCGTGTCCGATGTGTTCATCAAAAGAGACTGATAGAGCTTCTTGAAGAATAGATGGTATTGCATCTCGCGACATTTTCTTGTCACCTCCGTCAGCAATCTTAATTGATTGCATAAGAGCAAGATATATCGCTCGGTCTTTACACCATTTTTCTGTGGCGTCAAGTAACCAATCGTAATCTACCCAATCATCGGATAATTCTCGCACTGCAAATAATGAATCCTTAAAAGATTCATCAGTAAGATCTGTGCGATTTTGGATGTTAATTGACAATACTTCTTTAGTAGGAACTTTGTCATACTTAGAAGCAAAGTCAGCAATTTCTTCGTAAATAATCCTTTCATGTAAGCTTTCGTAATATTCTGCTTTAAGAAATGGTATTACTTTACGATAATACTCCTCGTTATGTAGGAGGTTTCTTAAGATGGATTGCTCTATACGTTCAGTCATCTAGTTTTAACCTCGCAAATGATTTCTCACTTAATCTTTTCTTCTGTAGTTTACCATAATCTTCATTTAATTCACACCCAATATAATGTCTTCCTAAAGATTTTGCAACAACTGCTGTTGTTCCAGATCCCATAAAAGGATCTAAGACAATATCACCTTCCTCACTTCCTGCCTTGATACAAGGTTCAATAAGATCTGGTGGATAACAAGCAAAGTGTGCTCCTTTATATGGTTTATTTGTTACAGTCCAAACAGATCTTTTATTTTTTGTCGTATAACTTTTAGTCAACCCTGTATGAGGGGATAGACCAGTGCCAGCATTATGATACTTCCCTTTAGTACGATTCCTAGTACCCCAATCTTTTTTAACTGGTTCTTTGATGGCTTCGTTATCATAGTAGTATGTCCTATTCTTACTAAACAAAAATATGTACTCATGTGCTTTGGTACACCTATCCTTAACACTTTCTGGCATAGGGTTTGGTTTATGCCATATGATATCTTGTCTAAGATACCAACCGTCAGCACGTAGTGCAAATGCTAACATCCATGGTATACCAATGAGGTCTTTTTCTTTGAGACCTTCTAGTTTGTTACCTCTCTTAGCACACTCATCAGGTAAATCTTGTTTAGTTTTACTTACCGTTTGTTTAGGTAATGCCTGACCTTTGCCAGGTCTATAGTTATAATAACTATCTCCTATATTTACCCACAATGTGCCATCGTCAGATAACACGTCACGCACAGACCTAAAAACTGATACAAGATTTTGTATATATTCTTCTGGTGTTTCCTCTAATCCAATCTGACTATCTTGCCTCACTGCACCACATTTTGGACATACACTTTTGTATATGTAATCTCCAACACCACCCATTATATCATGGTTCTTATGTCCTGTAATACAGTTTGAACCTTGTTTACCTTTTCTCTTATGATCGCAGTTAGGATCTCCTCCTATCCAAGTAGCAGTTCCGTAATCTCTAAGACCATAGTAAGGAGGTGATGTGACACATGTTCGCACCTCACCATCAAACTCCTTCAGAGTCTCACGACAATCGCCGAATAAAACTGTATCAACCACCATAACTAAATTCCTTATTAGCTGCCTCCTCTAGTTTTTGCATCACTTCTTCTGTGAAATATTTGCTAGGATTGGCAAGAATAGCAGAAGGATAAACGGAAGATTCGCCAACAACAACCCTGTTACCTTTACGTTTGAAGATCCCATATTGTTCACCCAATTCCAGTAATCCGTAATACTTATCCAATCCGCGTTCGTCAAAAAATAAACGTGTTGCAACTTTAGAACCCTCCTGTGTTAACCTAGATTTCTTAGCTTCGCATTTAATAATATTTCCTACGACATCCTTATTGCTATCACGTTCCTTACTCTTAGTAAGCATTATAATTGTAGATGCTGCATACTTAAGACCAGTGCCACCACCCATTTCTTTGGTAGGCATATACGACCCTATTACATCATATGTATGGTTTGTAACAATCATAGGAACCTGTGCTTGTCCTAATTTCAACGTAAGAACACGAAACGCACCTTTAATAAGTTGTGATTTAGTCATGTCACGAACCTGTTTATCATTGGCAATATCTTCCATCTCTTTACTGGTAGATAACATGCCAAGACTGTCAAGTACAAACATCATGGGTTCACGTTTATCTTTATCCTCTTTAAGATACTTGTCAAGAATTCTACATGCTTGTGTTCTAAACTCCTCAATGGTTGCTACGGGAAACAATACCATGCGTTTAGAATCTATGCCACGAGATTCAATCATCTGTTTTGATATTGCAGATTCAGTCTCAAAATAGATAACACCACCAGTAGGATTTGCTTCTAAGAAATTACGAACAACACTCAGAGCAAAGAAAGTTTTACCTGTGCTACTCTCTCCTGCGAGTGCGGTAACTTTGTTAGCAGGAAGACCTCCATACAAAGAACCACTAATCAAAGCATTAAAAATATAACTACCAGTGTCAACGTAATTAGTAATGTCACCAGCTGCAACTCCTTCACTAACTAAACCAGCAAATTCATTTCCACTATCTTTAATAACGGTATCAAGAAATCCCATTAATTAATCCTCATAAAATTGTACATAATCATTCAAAAAAATTACTAATTGAAATAGTCTTTTCGTGTGTCCAACCAATACATTGTAGCACGTTCTTCAGTGGTTCAAGAAATGATTTCTCAAACTGTGTTTGGTAATCCACATATTTCTCAATACCAAACTCTTTTGGTAATTCACCAAAGAAGCTAATAGCATTCTCATGTATTGGGTTTGGTGTTTTAAGATACATGAATTTGATCTTCTCACCCTCTTGGATGAGAGCATGTTTGTTTTCTACATTATAGTGCTTTACGTAGTAATTGTAAAGTAGTGCACCCCTTACGTGGATGGGAGTTCCTTTTTGATAGATCTCCTTAGGGTGACGGTACTTGGCAAGGTTGTTAACTCCTCTGGGAAAGGCGACTTCCTCATAGGGTCTTTCTCTGGTTTCTGTTCTGACTCCATTAATGAAAGTGATAAGTTCATCATTTGTTTTGCCGATAATAATCTTAAACGCTGCATACAATTTATCTCTAAAATAAGCAGGAGTAGAACTCCTTGCAGTTTCCAATCCCATGATTTTCATCTTGGGTTCTTTATACCTAACTCCCTCACTATCCCAAACGTTGAGAATGTATCTTTTCTTTGCAGTCCAGATACCACGATCAGCGATGTTCTCTCGCTTCATGCTCATCTTTTGATCATACGCTGAAACATACGACGCAAGTTCTTGATACGAACGTTCAATAAAAGGTTCCAGTTTCTCCTGACAGATCTTGTCAAGTATGGAAACAACTGCACCTTTATCGCTAGACTTATTAGCAAAAAATTTAGTAACAAGAGGTCCGAGATTAAGATAGATTGAGTCAGTGTCAGATGCAATGACATAATCCTCCTTTTCTGTGGAGAGCAATTTATTTAGGTATTGGTTCATACGGTTCTCAATCCATCTGATTGATACCTGACCTGATAATGTAATAGCTTCTGCATTTGCTAAACGATAGTATCGGAAATGTTCATTACCGATAGCACCATAGGCAGAGTTGAGAGAGATCTTCTTTGCCATCTGTATATTATTACAGCGAGCAATTTCTTTCATCAGTTCAACAGTAGGAGTTTTTTCATACTGTTGCTTTGCCTTGATCATTTTCTTCTTGAAGATGACACGACTGTCATACATCTTCTGCATCATCTCAGGAAGAAACCCATGTTTATCTTTACAATACTGTGCTCCATTAGCACAGACAGAAAATTTGCCATCAATATCTACTTGCTTTTCAAGGATTTTATCAACTGTAACTTCTGAATGTCTGGTGTCTTGTAACGTTTCTGGGGAAATATTGTACTGCATAATGAGATGAGGATACAGACTGTTAAGATCAAAAGAGACCACCCAATCATAGAATCCAGCAATCGGTTCTTTAACATAAGCACCTGCATATTTTTCAGTTTTAGTTGCACTCTCTTTCTTAGGAGGAATTGCAATCTTACGTTTATTTAATTCGTTGTAGATGTAATTGTCCCACATACGAACCTGACTAAACACATCTTCATAGTTTACCTTGGCATCATATGCCATAGTATAAGCTAGTTCAATCAGTTTCATTTTATCATCTAGTTTATCAACTAGACGAACGTCATGAATATTATAATCAATAAACTTTTGCCAATCATTCTCATAGAACTCTTTGAATGTGTCATATTCCGAGTGATCAAGTTTTTTCTCACCAAGTTCTACATTACAAATATGATCAAGACGATATGATTCCTGATTTGTATAGGTAAACTTCTTATACAGTTCAAGATAATCAAGAGTAGAAATACCTAGAGTATCAACAGCAAATTGTTTACGACCTTTGATGTATATCTCACGTTGTGATACAAGTTTCCATGGTGATAATAACTTTATAAACTTCTCACCAAGTATACGATTGACACGATTGCAGATGTATGGCATATCAAACAACTGCACATTCCATCCTGTAATTACATCTGGAAAGTTTGCTTGCCAGTATTCAAGGAATGCTCCCAACATGCTTTCTTCTGATCTGAAATGCATGTAGTCCACCATGGAGTCTTTGTTATCGTATGGTCTTGCTCCGAACACAGTAACTCTACCAGTGAAACTATCTTTGATTGAGATAGCAAGGATTTCCTGATCGGCAGATTCAACATCGGGAAACCCATTTTCTGCTGCGGTTTCAATGTCAATGTTGAATATACGGATCTTACTGCTGTCAAATTTAATTTGATTTTCTGGATGTTGTTCTGCAATGTATTGATATAAGAAACGAGAGTTGCCATGTATTTCAAAGTCAGGAATTTCTTTGTATTGTTTAATAAATTCACGAGCTTCTTGAATAGAACCAAACTTATGTGGTTCTACACAATCACCCTCAAGTGTATGCCATTCCGAATAATTTTTGCTAGGCAAAAACAGCGTAGGGTTGAAAGGAACCCTGACGCTGTAACGATTGCCATTATCATAACCACGTACAAGTAGACGGTTGCCTGCTTGCTCTACACTTGTGTAAAAATTCATTCAAGACATTCAATATAACGAGCAAGAATTGACTTGCTTGGATTGGTCACTACTAACAAATCAGAAGATCTAACATTGAACTCTCGTTCAGATGACTGCTCTGCCCAAGGAGTTAATTGACCTTCATAGTCTACCAGATAAGGTTCAATTAACCAAACATCTGGATCGCCAGGCAAAGTTTCTCCCTCAACTGATTCCATCTGAGTGACGATCCACTCATGCTGCAGTTTTATTAGGTTCGCTGTTATCTCCATCGGTTACCTCTTTTTTTGGAAAGAAAATTTGTTCATCAGTTAATCCAATTTCACGAAGTCTACTTGCAAAATTATCAACAATACCATTGTCTGGATATACCACACTAATAATATGTTCTCCGCCAAGACGATGTTCTTCTACAGGAGAGAATGGACACCAACGTGTATATGAAATAGGAATAGTTCCATCTTCATTTTCTTGACCAAGACCTAAAGCATATGGATACAACATACGATATCCGATAATCTTATCATCATCTCCACGAACTTCGCCAAACATACAAAGAACGTTATCACCAGTTGTAAGATTTACAATACGAATATTGTGATTAGTCTTCAGTTGTGTTTTTTCCGTCATTTTCTAATTCCTTTTTTTCGGTAAGTTTTTGTTTCCATGCTTTTTCTAATCCTGGTTCTGGATTACTAATAGTCATGACACTATCATATGGAAGTTTAAATTGCCAGTCAATAGAATATGGATTCCATTTACTGAAACGAACTTGATACTCCATACCATGTTGTTCTGTTAGATATTGAGGTGTTGCACCATCAAGGTTTAAGATGTAAGGATCTTCCATCATAAGACAGATGCCTTTCTTGTCATCTCCCTCTCCATCAAAAATCTCTTTCAACTCGGTAATGATGCGATCACCCGTTTTTAGGGTTATGATTGATACCGCCATAATTTTTATGAGTTAGCTTTAAGTTTAGCATTAAAAAAGGGCACCGTCAAGTGCCCGTTATGATTTAAAAATGTTTCTTTCTTTTTTGTTTTTCTGGTAATTCTTTCTTTAAGATAATTTGCAATAAACCATCCTCAAATTCTACCTTTTCAACTTCTACATCATCTGACATTTGCCAGTTTTTTGAAAAAGATCTTTGTGAAATACCTTTATGTTGATACTGTTTTTCTTCTTTTGAAGATTTGTTTGCTGAAACGGTTAAAACATTCCGTTCTGTCTCAACCTCAATATCTCCTCTTGAAAATCCCGCAAGAGCGAGTTCCAATATGGTTCTACCATCAGATCCATTAATGACATTGTGTGGAGGATAATTATCTCTTGTTCCTGCAAGAGCTTCAAGTCTGTTGAATGTTTCATCTAAACCGATTGTAAATGGAGTGTAAGTCTCCCAATTAAATGTTACCATTGTCCTATAAAAAGCGACGTTTACATGTGACCCGTTAGGCATCACAATATTATTTTATAATAATATCATAAAAAATAGAGGTGTGCAAACCCTCATTGTAAATACGGTTTACTCTCCTTCTTGTTTCTTACGACCAATGTTGTATTTTGACTCAAGAGTCCAATCGTTTTTCTCTTTAAAAGACAATACTTTAATTTGATTTAGAGGAGCTGGATCAGAAATTTTTTCTTTACTTATTGGTGAGATACTCACTAATCCCCAATCAACTAATAGTTGTACAATACGATTGCGACGTTGCACATCATTCACGGAAAAATTTGTATTCTTACCATCTAATGCAAATAATTCTTTAAAGTGTACGATATAATACTTACCCTGTTTGTGAAGTATATGACAGGATTGATAAATCTTTTTTTCTTTTCTTGACGCTACACCAATTCTTGTTAATGTTTCTCTCACTTTGAGAAAATCATCTGGTTCATTTAGAAACACTTCCACCATATCAGTTTGTTTCCACTGAATTTCTGTCTCACCCATTTTTACCACCTTTGCTCAATGATTTTTTAATATTATCTAGTTGATCCTTGGTGAGAATCCTGAGTGCTTGGAGTGCCTTATCGTCATTATAACCATAATACTCTTTGACTAAATCAAGATCATCAATAGAATCTTTCCTTGCCCAAGGAGAGAAACGTTTCCTAGGCTTCACACTATTTAGTAAAAAATCATATTGTAGCTTGGTTGGTAGATGAGGATTCTTGTTCATTTCATTAGCAAACAAGATTGTATCTGTAAAAGAACTAAGGCATCTATTGACAATATATGTTGGATATTTTTTCTGTGCATCAAGATCATCATCAAGAATGTTCTTCTTGGATTGATTGATGCTGTATAGATAATCTTTCAGTTGGTACATTGTCGTTCCAGTGTCTTATGTTTCCTGCAATAATAAAACAGTTAGTGACTACTAACTGTATAAAAATAAGAGTTCTGATGATAGCAATAAAATCTGCCTCTTTATCATCTTTACCCGATTTGTCACCTAGTGCCTTTGCCCAGATTCTCCATAGTTTAGAATTTAACATTTACTCCAACAACAGTTGCGCCAGGATTACGAGCAAGAGCAACTTTACGTGCGTCTTGATAATCTGTAGCAATTACCTCTTCGGTAAATACAGTTCCTGCTTTAAAGAGTTTTACTTGGCATTTCATAATTTGCGAGGACTAATTCTTTTCTGGATGCTTGTTCTGTATTATAGCATCCCACAGACCGCATGGTGTAAGTGTGTGCAAATTCTGCAGCTGTCCACTCCTTAAAACGATCCTTAACAATTTGATCAGAGTTGTAAGAGATCAACATGGATGATGCATAATTATCACACCATGAAGCAAATTCATCATGATCAAATCTTTTATGCATTGTTCCTCCTTTACCACCATAAAGATTATCTTTAATATCATATGGAGGATCTAGGTATAAAAATATATCTTTATCATCAGTTAACATTCTTTCATATGAAAGATTTGTTATAGTCCAAGACTGAATCAGATTTGAATAGTCATTAAGTTTTTGTATTCCTCTAAGAGAAAAATTAGAATCAGAAGCTTGTGAACTAAATGATGATGATTCAGTAAGACCACTGAAAGAACATTTGTTAACAATATAAAAAGCAACAGCACGATCAAATTCAGATTTACTTTTGTCATTGATGACATCTTTCATTGTTTGGAAAAGACACCTTGCTGAATCTGGATTGCAATAAACACTTTTTATATCCTCCAATTCCTTTTGTAATTTCTCACCATTGTGTTGTAGTTCACACCAAAAATTATACAAGGGTTCATATAAATCATTCACCCATATTTGTAAATGTGGATATCTCTTACCTATCTCTATTGCTACTGAACCACCACCTAAGAATGGTTCACGATATTCTTCATACTGTGATAGGTTGGGAATAAATTGAAACAGTTTACTTAATGCTCTACTCTTTCCGCCAGGATATCTTAGTGGAGTTTTTAAAGCTTTAGTCAATGACCTTTACCTCAATTGTTCTTGTCTTTAGTATATCAACTAATTCCATGTATGCCCATGCTGTAAAACATTGTGGCACTATGAAAGCAACCATAGCTACTACCCAAAAAACATAGTAATAATTTTCTTTATTCTGTGTTCTTTTTTTAGTCATGATGGTGTTGTGGATAATCTTGTTCCTGTGCTGTTTGTGTCATCACAGGTCTAGGTCCTCCACCCTCATGTCCATGAGCAATTCCTAACTCATGCATTCTTGCATGTTCCTTAATCTCATCTTTAAGATCTTTACCTCCTGCACCAAAGGTCATGTACACACCATATATCATAAAGGCAAGAACAAATACACCTAAGAATACTGCAAAGGCAGCACCACCCTGTAGGTTAGCATGTGGGATTAATGTAATAAATGTCATAATCATTTGAATTCACAACTCATCATAATTTCTGTTAGACATGCTAACAGATTAATTTCCTGATCGGGAACCACAGTAATGTCACGCATATACTTGGCAATGATCAGAACTGCTTCTGGAATAGAGGCAGGTTTTAACATACCATATAGACTATCATAAATTTTTCTCATGACCATACTAGGGTCATTGTCCATATGTTGAACTACCCAGTTTTTTACTGTGGTAAATTCTTTTCTCTTAAGAGATCCCATAAGATCGTTGAGGTTAATATCAGCAACGTCTACAAGAATAGCAGAATCAATAGAACCTGATGCAGCATAACGTTGACATTCATTAATAAGTCTACGCCAATCAGGATAATATCTTTTGACAAGTTTTGCTAAAACTTTATCTTCAAATTTAACTTTTTCATTGCTTAAAATAGATTTAAGACGTGTAAAAAATTCACCTTGTAATTTTGTTGATTGCTCAGGTTTAATTCTAAAATCAACAACTGTGCATCTAGAATGTAATGGTTCAATAATCTTATTGATAAAATTACATGTGAATATAAAACGACAGTTGTTATGGAACTCCTCTACAGCAGTTCGCAATGACAGTTGTACATCGTTAGTAGTATTGTCTGCCTCATCAATGATAACAACTTTATGTGATGCACCTGATGTCAATGATACAGTTGTAGCAAACTGCCTTACACGATTTCTAACTGTATCCAGAAAACGACCTTCGTCAGATCCATTGATAACAATATATGATGCTCCTATCTCTTCACACATAGCTTTGGCAATGGTAGTTTTACCAACACCTGCAGTTCCTGTTAGAAGTAGGTTAGGAAGTTCTCCTTGATCAATAAATCCTTGGAACACATTTTTAGTGCTATCAGGAAGAATACAATCTTTAACTTTGTTTGGACGGTATTTCTCCACCCATAAAAATTCTTTGCTCATAATACCATGTCAATACCACTTGATCTATCACATGCCCACCTTACAACTTCTGTTGCGTGAAAGCGTTCTTTCATATATTCTACCGCATCCTTTGGTTTAGATTCAAGACCACAACAAAATATGTCACACTTTGCAAGATCATATTCAGGCCATGTGTGTATGCTGATGTGACTATCCCTCAACATAGCAAAACCAGTTACACCTTGAGGTTCAAACTTATGTGTTACTACTTTTAGATAGGGTGACTTTGCAACTATTGCTGCATTCACCAAGCTATCATGTATGAACTCTTCTTCATCTAAAAGATTTTTAAAGAGACATCCACGTAAATCAAATAATATATGTTTCATACCCAAGATGGTTTGCGAGATGGATCACGTAGATAGTTTGTAGCTACCCATGGTTTAGATGCAATATATCTTTTATAGGCAGTAAAAATATCAATGGTTTTATCATACTTGAACTCATCAGGACCTGCAAAGGTAAATGATTCTGGTGTATTATGATAACCAAATGGTATGATACTCTGTGCCTCTTCTATTGTCTTTTGACAACTATGTGTTTTGCCATAACGATGTGTGTATTCTTGACATAATCCTATACCATGAGCAACTAACCACCATGTATTGATGAGTGATTGATTTGCCCATACAGTGCAAGGATGATTACGAAAGGCACCCTTTTCTGTTTTGTATGGTTGTCCATCAAGACGATGCAATTCGCCATAGTTGTGACCCCATTTGTCAGAGCAAACAATAGAAAGCATTTGACATGTTTCTAGTGGCATCTTGACAATATGTTTGTCAGGTAATACCTGAGCAGAAACATGGGGTGAAGGATCAGTAACAAATATATTCAAGGTTCTAGTGCAATGTAATAAGTAAGGTCAACATCAGTATTAGTCCACTCGGAAATAAGATGTTGGGATACTTTTACATTATAGTCGCCTGGCAACAAACGGATGTTTTCAATCTTGAGATCAAGACTAAACGTACCAGTAGCAGTTCCTTGTAATGTGATGTCATAAGTATTGCTAGTATCGTTTTCCTTATCTCTAAGAATAAGTTTGATAGTGTCTGATCCCTCTTCAGAAAAGAAAGTAAGATCGGGTAAACTGTAAATAGCAGATGCCTTTTGCAAGGCAATCAAATCATCACCAGTAAGATTAAACTCAAGATCAGAGCCAGGAAAATTTACATTCCTTTCTGGTGCAGATTTAAGAGTGATCTCAGGATCGGAAAAATAATACTTAGCAGACTGGCGACCACCTTTAATGTTCACAAAATCTGAAGTTGTAAATTCCAATTGTGGATCATTGAACAGAGAGATACCACTAAGAAACTGACTTAAATCATAGATTGCAAAATCAGAAGGAAACACCTCTTCACCAGTAAATTTAGCTAAAATATTTTCAGCGTTTGAAATAGTCCTTACTGTACTTCCTTTACGAAATACAATTGAGGAGTTGATGGTGCTAAAGTTTTTAAGAACGTCTAGTGTCTTTTTAGATAAAGTAACTTTACTCATGATGTAGATTTGTTGTGAAAATGTAATAGTAATACTGCGTAATGGACAACTTTAAAGATGTCTTTTTTCGCTGTACCTTTTTTGTCATAACGTGAAGCATATTTTAATATGTTAGACCTACAGAATGCTTCTGCGTCACCTATAGCGTCAATAAGATCAAGGGTTTGAAACCCATCATTTTGACTGTAGTGAGCACCATAGGTATTGGAGATGTAGTCAGAGATTTCATCAAGAATCTCTTTCTCATTGTATTTCAATTCTTACTCCAGACATGTTCTATGTCACCATGATAACATTGAAATTCATTTCCGTCAAGGTCAACAACATTTATTTTATGTGTTGCTGACCATTCGTTACCCTCATCACCTATGATACGAACACTCCTACCGTCTTTAAGACGGAGGATGTGTCCTAAGTATCCATCAAACTGTTTGTTCAGTTTCTTCATCAGTCTCCTCTAAATTTACACCTGCATCAATCTTATCATACAATTCAATGAAGGATTGCTTAGTCTCTTCATCAAAACGATTGACACAAACTTTGATTGCTTTCATACGATCATTCCAAATAGAGTATGCTCTCACGATGTGAACAAGTCTACGTGTTGAGATGACCTCATCAATACCACCATCCTTGAAAGTTCTACGAATGATGTCTGCCCAGTTAGCAAGATTCTGATAGAACTCTGTGTCATTTTTACCAACAATAGCAGCTACTTTCTCAAGTATTTTTTGCTCTGTCTTGGGAGCAGGATATTCTTGTTCAAATGTCAAAGCAAATCTTTCAAGGAATGCTTCGTTGAGAACATTAGTTCCGATGAATCTACCATCGTCACTACCTTTACCCTTAGTATTTGCAGTAGCAATGATATTAAAACCTGCAGAGGGTTTTACATATCTACCAATCTTTTTAAGGAATACTCCTTTACCCTCAAGGACAGATTGCAAGCAAAGGATTTTATTAGATGCAAGGTCAACTTCGTCTAGAAGTAGTATAGCTCCCCTTTCCAAAGCTTCAACCACAGGTCCGTTGTGCCAAACAGTATTACCATTAACAAGACGGAACCCACCAATAAGATCATCTTCGTCTGTTTCAATTGTAATATTTACGCGAATTAATTCTCTATTTAGAACAGCACATGCTTGCTCAACAGAAAATGTTTTACCATTACCTGACATACCAGTGATAAAAACTGGATAGAATAATTTAGAATTGATAACTTTTTTTACGTCAGCAAAATTACCAAAAGGAACATAACTGTCGTCTTTGAAAGGAATAAGATTTTGTACGACAGAGGGCATTGCAGAGGGTGCTTGGAAAGTCTTTTCAAGTTTTTCTTGAACAGTAAGATTCCACTTACCAATGCCTTGCTTATAAGACTTGAGTCTTTTCTTGACAGTAGCAAGAGAACAATTGAAATGTTCTGAAGCTTCAAAGAGTTGTTTAGTATTTACCTCAGTACCAACCTTATCAGTAAGGTATGTAACTAGGTCTTCGGTTGTAACAGGAACTGGTTCAAAAGGCATTGGATTAAAAAGGATTCGGTTTGTTGTGTATGAATATAGTATAGGGTGTGGTGGGGTTATAGGCAACCCCCTATGTGCCACTTTGTCAACTGACATACCCTATGAAAGAACTGAGTAGTTTTTTGTTAGTTGATTTGTTGTTAAGCATTTTCTTGAATGCACGAGAGATGTCACTCTTCTTAGCACCAGACTCAACATCAAACTCAATTTCTTTGTTCAATGATTTACCATTGATAGCGTATAATGCACTGTAAGCTTTTGGGTTTTTGATAATGGCAGACTTCTCTTTTTTCCATTGCTTTTGTACTTCAGCATAGTATTCAAAGTTTGCATACTTTCCTACAAAACTAGAAAGGTCATTGCCTTGAAGAATACGGAAACCAATTACATTTACATCAGGATTACGATCACGTAACTGTTGAATAAAAATGTTTGTAACAGTGTCATACTCAAACTGTGGGTATGTGTGACCAGTTTTACGGTCACGTAGAATTGTATTCCAGTCAAGACGACGTGCACGAATAACATACTCATCCTCATGATCAAGATAAATTTCTTGACCGTATGCTGATGTGCATGCATCTCCATCAGATAAGATGCAAAGATTTACTTTCTGAAGAGAATTGTTTTTCTTGAACTCAGGGATAATGTAATTCATCATTACAATTGCTTCATTCAAAGGAGTTCCAGAAAGTTGTAAACCTAGAGTATACTGATAACCAGTGTAGTTTCTGTAGTAAGAAGCTTCTCTCCAAAGATTTTTGCACATACGCTCATAGTCCTTACCATTAGAACGAGATGAAACAAAATTCATTAGGTGGAACCACTCATCATTTACATAAACCTTGTTCTTTTCAGCATTAGATTTTTTGTGATAATCACCATAGTATGCATCACGACCTTCTATACCTTGCATAGCACGCTCAGCAATAATCCACTCATTAGTAAATGCATATACCTCAAATGGAATCTGAACTTTTTTGCAGAATGCAGTTAGGTTTAGAAGTTGTTTGACAGTTGAAAGAATCTCACCTGACATAGAACCAGACCAGTCAAGAAGAAATAGTAGACCATGATTCTTACCATCAGGTAATACAGTTATCTTTTTGAAAATGTCATCATTGTATTTGTAGGTGTGTAACTTTGTAGTATCAAGAACACCAGTCTTAGACTGACCTGCACGTGCATAGGCATCAGCAGATTTTTTGCACTCAAATTCTTTGACAAGATAGTTCACCTCTTTTTGAGATTGCTTACGAAATGCTTGGTATGTTTGATCAACTTCTAGGTATACTTCTGTGCCTTGTGATTGACTATCAATCCAATCATGAAGTTTTTTCCAATCAACAACATGCTTATCTAGATCAACTGTATCAGGAATCTCAACATACTGTGGATCACGAATTTCGCGAGAGGAAAGATTTTCTGATGCATTATCAAAAGAACGTTGAGTCTTAGACTCAGAAGTATCTCCACCTGTTTGACCACCCTCTTCACCTAGTTCATCAATCATATCGCCATCCTCATCATACCAATCATCTCTTACATCTTCTAGATCTGAACCAGTGCTTGATGTTGCTCCACCTGTTCTTCCTGATTGAGATTCTTGATCTGCATCATCTTGATCTTGCTCATCACCATCTGCCTCACCAGAATCTTGATTATCAGATGACATAGAAGTATTTCCTGATCCACTCTCAGATACAGATGGGTCAATAGCAACATCAATCTGTTGCATATCATTTTCTTGCTTACTGAACTCATATACATCAGAAGCAATTTGTAAGACTTCTTCAAAAGTCTCAGCAAGATCAGTGCGAGCAACAAATAGCTGTTCTTCAATAGAGAAAGGAACTAATGCTTTAGCACCAATCTTGAAGTGAAGATTGATACGATCAATCAAACTGAAAGTGCTTAGGTCTTGACCTTGAACACTGAAGAAATCCATGTCATGTAATTCTTTATATCCACCTGCAAAAGACTTGTTAAGACCTGGAAACTTACGCTTCATAAGTTTCTCAATACGAGCATCCTCAATAACGTTGATAAAATCTTTAGGACAGTCAACAGCATCACGCCAGTCTTCGTTAGGTGTGAACAATGCATGTCCTACCTCATGACCTACTAGCATGTCATATACAACACTAGATGCTTTATCCCACATTGGCAATGTCAATACACGACGGTCTACGTCAAACATTGCAGTAGGAACCTTGCGGTGTTCTACAATAAGATTTTCTGTGGCAAGTAATCTTGCAAGGTTACCTTTGATTTCTTGGGTTTGCATTTGCATGTGTCTTTTTGTCTGATGAACACATCATAACAGAAAAATCACCTAACCAACCAGTGCATGTGACACTTCGTGAACTGTCTCCTTTATAATGGAATAATTTTTTTCTTTCTCAACAGTTATAGTTCTATCAAACTTATCATCTAAATTCTGTTTGTGACTAATTACATAGACTCTTGTGTTCTCATCAAAATTTCTGAGGATCCATCCTAGATCAGATGTGCCAGTTTGATCTAGTGATCCATCAAATATCTCGTCTAAGATAAGTAAGTTAGTATCCACGCTATTCTTAAGCTTAGCAATACTGCGCCAAGTGAGCAGAAGAGCGATATCAATACGAGCTTTTTCACCCTCGCTGAAACTATCATAGGAAAATACGTCACGGTATCTACTTTTAATTATCTCCTCAAAGTTTTCATTTAGGGTGAAATTGACATAAAACTCCATCCTTTGTAAGAAATCGTTAATTAACTTATTCATAGTAGGAAGATAGGTTTTAATAATCCTAGTCTTAATACCATTATCTTTGAGAAGTTGACCTGCTGTTGTTAGAACATCACGGTCTTTCTTTAGGTTAGCATGTTGTTTAGCAAAATCCTTTTTACTGTTTACAAGAAGTTGTAATTTATCTAATTCTGCTTTCTTATCTGGACTAGCTCCCTCTAGTCCTTTGATCTCAGATTCTAATTCCTCTACCTGTTTTCTGATAGTCATTAACTGAAAATTGGTTTGAGAAATTGTTGTATTAATATTGTTTACTTCAGTAGATAGTTCGGTAAATTTATCAAATCTTTTTTGTTCATCTGATATTGCTTGTTGTAAATCATCATATCCAACATTCATCTCATCAACTTTAGTCTGTCCTGCCTCTAACTTTTCATTACGAAATTCTTCGGATAGTTCCTGTGTACACGTCGGGCACACATGATTGTCCTCAAAAAATTTATGTTCCTTCTTACATGTGTTCAACTTATGTGTTAACTTAATCAAGTATGTGTTCAACTTTTGTAGTTTTCCATTGGACTTTGAATACTCCTGCATTTCTTCATTAAGTCTTCCGATTTGATTTGTTAGAATCTCAACATCTTCTACACCCTGTGATTCTGTTTCTTTGAATTCTTTTACTTTATCTAACTTACGATCTATTTCTTCCTGAGTCTTTTGCTGTAAAGACAACATATGTTGTTTCTGCAACTCAATCTTATCTTTTAATAAATCTAATTCGTAATCAACATCACGAAGCTCTTCATTATTACTACGTATTTTATCCTTGAGAAGAACATTCATTGTAGAGAATACTTGAATGTCTAGAATGTCTTCAATGATATCACGACGTTGTGAACCTGGCAATTTCATAAATGGGACAAATGTAGAGGATCCCAATACAACAATTTGTGTAAATGATTTGTAATTCATCTTGAGAACATTTGCCTCAAAATTTTTCTGTTGTTCATTTACAGAGCTTTCTTGATTCCATGCCTGACCATTACAATATATCTCAAATTTATTTGGTTTAATACCACGTATAACTTTATATTCTAGCTTACCAATACGAAATTCAATCTCTACCACACAATCCTTTTCATTAATACTATTGACTAAAGATCCTTTACTAATCTTACGAAAAGGTTTTGCAAACAATGAAAAAGTGAGAGCATCCAAGATGGTGCTCTTTCCTGCACCGTTGCTACCAACGATTAGATTTGTTCTTCCCTCTTGTAAATCAATCTCACTAAAAACATTTCCAGTTGATAGAAAATTCTTCCAACGGATATTCTCAAAAATTATCATACTAAATCATCAGGTGGTATTATAAAATCGTCAGGTGTAATTATGGAAAAACGTTGTCCACGATCTTGACATGCTCCTATTATAACATGATCTTCCATTTCTACAACCTGCATAGGAGGATAATCTATATCATTTTGCATCATCATCAAGTATCTTTCTGCATCATCTCCTTTTGTCCATATAGGAACGATACGACTGTCGTCTTCACCAAACACAGAAAAAACTCCGTCAGGGTGATCTTCTAGTGTAAGGATAAACATCAGACTACTTGACAGCTTTCAATATATAGGGATCTCATGACAGACTTCAAATCTGATTTGTCTACGGAGACCTCTACCTCATCAATGTATTCATTGAGTAATGTCATAGTATCTTTTGTTTCTAAATCAGCGTCATCAATTCCATCTGCATCCACAAGTGTCTCAATAATTTTAACATCATGGGCACCTACGTTGTAAAGACGATCAACCAATGTTTCAAACATTTGGTAGTCTCTTTTTTCTTCAACAATGATCTTGATGAACTTGTTTTTATAATCAGACACATCTGATTTGTTGTAGTCGTACTTGGCATCATCGTAGAAGACTTTCTCAAAAATTTCATACGGATTTTTGATAAATCTAAGTCTGTCAGTTTTAGTATCGTAGATATGAAACCCACGAGTATCTTTATAATCATTCCAGAACATCTGATATGGATTGCCTAAGTATTGCACATTTCCATGCTTTGATTTCATATGAAAATGTCCAGACCATACACGTTTGAAGTTTTTAAAATCTGATACTTTAAAACCTCCCTCATGTCTCATGCCTGGCGTAACCTCAAAACCATCACATTCAAGATGACCACACATAATTTCTGATTTACTCTCGTTGATGTGTTTAACAGCTTCCTCCTTATTACCAGAGTTTATCCATGGCATCATCAAAAAAGTTTTACCTCCCAACTCAATGTCTTTGGGTTTGGAGTAGATAGTAATATTATTATACTTGTCTAGTAAAAGTTCTGGTGAATTAATATCATTAGTATTCTTATAGTAAGTACAATGATTACCAAGAATCATATGAACTGTATAATCTTCTAGACGTTTGAAATAATTAGCTTCAATCCGATTAAAAGTATTATAGTCCATAGACTTTCTGTTATCAAAAGTGTCACCCAAATCAAGGATGGTAGTGATACCTTCTTTCTCAAGCGTAGGAAAAAAGATGTTGTCATAAAACTTTTGAAAGTAGTTCCAGAAATTAATGTTGCCTTTTCGTCCATCAAGATGTTGATCAGTTATCAGTGCTATCTTCATCTTTTATAAACTCTCCTTTCTCATAATCAAATCTAGGATGTGGTTGTGCAGGAACCCATGGTTTTTTAGATCTATTGTTTATCACAATAAATTTGTCAGCAGCAAAAGATCCTGCAACATTAACTTCTATCTCATCACCATCTTTCCAATTTATTGTACCATCTTTTTTGGTATGTTGCAAGGCAATCTGGATCTTGTCAATTATTTCTTGTGTTAGTTGCATTACCCAAAAGTTGTAACATTATAGTGTTTACGGATAGGTGGATATTTTGGTTTTACAGGAACTTGAACTGCTCTGTAAATCCTAAGCAAAAGGTCGGTGTCAATCATTACCAATAAATTGTTTGTTCTTGCGGGGTAGTAGTGTATTGTAGTGTCTCTATCAATAGTTGCATGTCTGTTGACAGTGCATCATTTGTATCTGATAATCTATGATTACTTGAACCCAAATAGAATAAGCTTGTAGAAAGTAATACTGTAAATGCTCCGATACTACCTATGATATATTTTGTGCCTGTTTTCATTGTGGTTTATGATCCTTAAATTTATCATGGTTGCCATCACCAGGCATTTTACCATAGGCAAGATATTCTACAGCTTGCATAGAACCCTCCAATCTGGCAAGATCTTTTTGAATACGAACATACTCATCATGTGCCTCTTTTACTTCTGCTGCTCTAGCAGATAGTTGGGTGGTTCTTTTTGTAAACCTTGATATGAGTTGTTCAAAATTTTCAGTTGGTTTAGTATTCATATTAATGATGTGGATTATAATAATGAAGTGTGAATAGTGTATATGACACTAATGATGCCACGACAAGTGTTGTAATCATTTTTTTCTGTCCTGTAAAGTTTTATTATACACGATTACTCGTGTTCCGTCATGAGTAAAGATGAGTTCATCATCATGTCCCCAACATAGTTCTTCGTAGAGAGCATTTAGCTTCTCCATGTCATCGTATAAAGCGTTTGGATTAGGCATTACCTATTCATTTTGGTTTCAATGTTTTCTTTAATGCTACCCATATCAGAATAGGAAGCATTCATACCTGACATGTTACCAGTATATCTGTCAGTGTGCATAACTTCATCATATCCTGACCGTTCTAGAATTTTACCTTTAATCTCAAGTTGCTTTTTCTCCTTTTGGATTCTACGCAAGAACGCATAGTATATAATCTGAGTGAAGTAAGCAAAAGGGTTTTTAGATTTTTCTGGATCAAAGTTGTCTATGTACTGGAGACAATTTTCAATTCCATCACAAATCATGTCCTCGCGGAACATGTAGTTAACGAAGTTCGGTTTATACGACAAATGTGTTGCGATCTTTAAGAAACAACTTCCAAGATAATTTGTAACTCTTGGGCGAGGTTTGTCAGCTTCTTTAGCAGCATGAACCTTGCGCCGATATTCAGTGATCGCAGCAAGGAATTCTTTATTATTGACGTAGTATTCAGTCTTTTTTCTTGTCATTACTGCTTTGTATGCCATGGTTTATATACCATTATCATGTTCTAATGGTAGCATATGAAACTCAATTTGTAAAGGGGGTTGACAAAGGTTGTAAATCTCAGTACAATTAACCTTGTAGAGGTTCAGAAGAGATATACTAGCTTTTATTAAAAATATCTTCTAAAGATTTTTTCATATCCTTTACGGATCCTAGGTATCCAGAATCTCTAGAAAGTTTTTTTCCATTCCCTTGTAAGGATTTTCCATTTTGTATTCTCTGTAAAGTTTTCTCATAAAAATTTACGATAGGACCTTCTACTTCACTTATTGTAACAATATGATCTCTGTTTACAATAAACATATTATCAAACGTGGCGCAGATCCATTCTCTAAAAGAAAACCCAGAAATTTCTAACTGTCCTTTTCTTTGTCTAGCTGCATCTACTATAAGAGGATTTTCTAATAAAATTTTATCTTCATCTTCTAGATAACAAACTTTAGAAACTAGTTCCTCTCCAGTAATAAGTTTTACGGTTGCAAAAAATTCGTCGTCCATATTTAATTTGCTCTAAGGTTTACTCTGATAACCTCATACTTAAAATTTTCATCATTATAAATGTTTACTCTTTCATTCAAATGCCGAAGTGTATAATTTTGACCGCCGATGTCGTCGGCGATATCATATAAGGTTGCAATATCTTTACCCTCTCCTTTTCTAAGAACACGTCCGATGGACTGCAAATTACGGATACGTGACTTACTTGGAGAAGCAAAAACAATATTGTGTAATCGTTTGATGTTAATACCTGTAGAGAAAGTTCCGTAAGAAGCTATTATAACAGCGTTGTTTTCGGTCTCAGTAATCAAACGAACTTCTTCCCTATCCTCTACATCAGTCCCACCATGAACAAAAAACAATTTTCGCTCAGGGTCTATGATGCTATTTATCAATTCGTAAAGTGGTTCTCCGTGTTTCTCTACATAGTTAAAGAGGACGAGAGTGTTTCCTGTTAAATCATTAACTAGGTTTTTAATTAAATTATTTCTTCCTTTGTGTCCTACAAGATACTCCATCTCATCATGATATGATTCAAAGTGTTGCGGAGCATGTTTACAAAGTAAAACTTTGATCCTAAACTTAGAAAGATAACCTTCTCTAATTAGATCATCAGTTTTAGTTACACGCTCACAGTCACCGAACAATCCCTCTAACACCCACTTATGAGTCTTGCTACCATCTAATGTGCCAGTAAAACCAAAACGATATTTGGCATTGTGTAGCTTGGTCATAATTCCTGTAAGGGATTTAGACTTGAATAGATGTGCCTCATCACCGATGACACAATCAATATCATCAAAATATCTTTTAGGAAATTTGTAGATAGATTGCCAAGTAGAGATTATAATATTCTTATCAGTAATTTTATCCTTACCACCGTAGATCTTATGAATAAAAGAATCAGCGTCCCACCCATAGTCAGTGAAATCGCTCACCATTTGCTCAACAAGGGAAGTAGTTGGGACGACTATAAGTATCTTCTTGGAGGTGGCAGCATAGTATCTGACTATGGAGTAGATCATGAGAGATTTCCCAGATCCCGTAGGAGAAAGTAAAAGTTTTCTATTATACTTTATAGCTTCGTAGACTGCATTATATTGATATGCACGCGGACTGATATCACTGCGTGTAATTTTATCCATAAAATGTTTGACACCTGCAGGAGATACAAATTTGTTATCATCGGTAACATCTCCGTACCAATCATTTTTTTCATACTCTACGTTATATTGTTTTTCATCTGCCCATTCTTGTACATGTTTCATTAGACCATGATACAAGTCTCCTGTAGCAGGAGAGTACAATCTTATAGTACCATCCCAGTATTTGTATCTGGGATTCTTTTTTAAATACTTTGCTTCGGGAACCTCAAATGTAAAGTAATCAGATAGCTCCTGATGAACATGAGGTTCTTTGGACTGGATATTAATATAAACTTCGTTCTTCTTTTTAATACTTAGAGTAGTCATCATTGTCCATTTACAAATTTCTCCCACTCAATTGCACTCTTAATTTGAAAACCCCTATTGGAAATTTGTTTCATAACTTGATCAAGAAAATACATCATCTGTTCTAGATATTTAATCTTTGCCTCTAGATTAATGATCTCATCATCAGACTCTAGATAGACCTTCATCTTTTCGGATGTTTTAATATGAGATCCAAATGGTTTAGATGCATATGTTTTAGCATCTGCCTCACCAGAATAATACTCACGTTTATCCTTTACCAATTTACGAATTTCAAACTCTAAAGAAGTTTTTATTTGAGATATGTCAGTGTAATGGTTTAAGTATTTATTGTGTTGGAAAGGGATGTCTAATGCAAGTTGTCCTAGATCAGCACTGTATTGTTTACTCTTAAATTGAAAATCTACGTGACTATCCTCTGCCCAATCTTCTCTTAACTTTTCAAATTTATTACGAAGTGAATCAAAGTTCATAAGGGTTGTAAATCTTTATCACGAATAAAGAACCGCTGATGTTTAAATGTTACCTCTGCGGTAATGTACTCTACATCTCCTATTGTAGCATCAAATTGCAAATTTGTCAGTGATACGGGGAATATGTCTCTAAACTCTACAATAAATGCAGGGTTATATTGACTGGTAACTATGTGTAGTTGTCCATCTGTATAGATATCTTTCTCATCAGTGACACGCTTCATCTGATCAGCGTTTCCATTATCACGTATCCATTTGTAAATACTATTATAATTTTTAAGATCCTCGTCAACGATAAAACTTATAACCAAATCTCCAAACACCACACCTCCGCCAGGCACGATAGGTAAGCTCCTAAAAGGACTTGCTACCTCAATGTTTGGCATATTGACATCAGGAACATTTACTGTTTGGCAGAAAAAATCTACCCCTGCAAATTTTTCTAGCTTGAGGAGAAATCCAATAGGATTTAAGAAGTTCCTATTACTAGGTTGCTCCTTATACCATTCAGCACCGTTTAAAGGCATACCTATACTATAATCTACCTGTATTTATGGGTTGTTAGGATCCATCCCTAAACCCACGAGATATTGTGTCCACCACTCTGGATTCTTTTGCATCTTCCATTTAGGAATTGGCATACCTTTTTTTGTATAGTATTCCTCTATAGCTGCATCTATCTTTTCTGCTACCTCTAATCTTCTAATTCTTTTGTGTAGAATATCTAATCTCATTAGCATTTTGAATATTCTTCGCATTACATTTGTTTTAATGCTTCGTCTTTTAATTTATCTACAACATCTTGAATAATATTTACATCTAATCCCATGAAAGGTGGAATCAATCCTAATACTCTAAACAAACCATCAACAAATAATGCAAGGAATGTAAATCCTAATGCCATACTAATCAAACTTGCATTGCGGTTGTGTCTATTGATAGCAAACTCTATCATATGATCCACTTCCTCTTTGCTGACCATGGTTTGTTTTTTTGTAGTAAAAAAATTCTTATCGTAAGCACTTTTTACCTTTTTGTTTTTTGAGATTAGATCTCTACCATATCTGGATAATACCATGTTTTTGTCTAAGTAACGTTTGATTTTGTCAGTCATCTTCTTCCTCCTCCTCGTCCCACACAATGTAAGGACCGTGTTGCATTCGTTTTAACTTTTCTGTTTCTGAACTAAACCTCATGGTTTCAGTTATCCACAGTGAAATTTTGATGACCACAAATATCACCACTATGGGTGATAAGCATAGTAATAGTATAACAGAAGATTGGTTCATTGCCAATACTCATCTAGCACATCAAATACCCTATTTAGGTATTCGTCAGCACCCTTGCATTCCCACTCTCCTTTTTCACCAATCTCACATTTGTAGTGTAATTCTCTTTTGAGCTGCATTAATTTATTGGTCATATCAACTTTAGAAAGTCTGCCGTTCATGTGACATCTCCATTCCACACTACTATTTAAGCATAAAAAAAGGGATCCCGTAGGATCCCTGTTAGTGATTCCTAACAATGTTAGGAAGTTTTCCACAATTAAGTTAAGTTAGCTACTCTAACTCTTCTATAGTACTGGTTGATGTTATGAGTTAATGCCTCAGCATCAGGAGTACCATTAGACTGTACAACAAATGGGTTAGCAACCATACCGTATCTAGTCTTGAAACCAATCTTGGGTTGGAAGGTAGATGGGTCAATGCTTCTTAACATTTGGAGCGGTACGTATGGACAGTAGAATAATCCACAGTCATAAGGTGATGTACCCTTGTATCCTACAACGTAGTAGTGAGTGTTAGAAACGTTTGCAGAGTAAGGATCAACGAAGACCTTAATTCTACCGTTCATTGTACCCACAAGTAGGTTACCTGTGTCGTCTACTTCACCGATTGAAGGACCGCCAGCACCTGATAAACCAGAAGAGTAGTCAAGTGTACCTGACATAGCAAGAGCACTAGCAACATCAGCAGATGTGATGATGAAGTTACCCTTTCCTCTACGAGTTTGCTGTGCGATTGCGTTAGCGTCTCTCTCAATCTGGAACATGAGTCCTTTGAATTTCTCAACTGACCATCTTCCATTACTGTCTACATCAAGGTCAAACACACCAGCGTTAGCTACGTTGTTCTGTGCACCTTGCTTAGCAATAGTGTAAACAGTTCTAACAACCTCACGGTTGATTTCTGCAAGGATCTCACTAGAAAGTAAGTTAGCAAGTTCCTGCTCTGCATCAAGACCGTGAATTGCTTTTAAGTCTTGTGCTAGTTCTAGAGTGTACTCTGCCTTTAGTGCTCTTGTTTTAGCAGTAACAGAGGTCTTCTCTATACTGAAACTCATCTCGTTAAAGAGAGTAGATCCAGCTCCTAGAGTTTCAGCATCTTCTCTAGCGATTTTTGAAGCAACTTTCTCGTAGTTAGCACTAGTTGTACCACCACCAGTAGCATCGTTAAGTAAACCTGGGTTAGCATCAGTTGTACCACCATCTCCAAGAGGAGAGATAGGATCGTTGAATGCTGCAGGTCCTTGTGAGTTACCAGAGAAGTTTGCATCTGGTTCGTTGTATAGTGCTTCAGAACCAGCTCTGAGTGCTGCACCATTTTCCTGATAGTGTGACTTCATCGCAAAGATTAGTCCTGTAGGACCGCTCATTGGTTGTACACCACAGATGTCGTATGCTACCAAGTTTGGCATAGCACGACGGATGAGGCTAATCATCACTGGATCAAATCCAGCAAGTCCGCCTGTTTTTGTATCAAGTCCTGAACCTGAGAGTGCGTTTGTACCAATGGCACCAACTGTGTTGGATGCTTCATTGATCATTCCACGCTCTTCTCTAAGTTGAGACTCTGTGTTCTCTAACAAAACAGCGGTAACTGCCTTTCTATAATTGTCTTTGATGGTGCCAGCACCTTCATGACTTAGAACAGGTGACCACTTTTCTGTTAGAGCTTTTGAGTTAAACATTTGCTCTTATGAGAAAAATTGAATTTATTTTATTATCAAACTTTCCAGTGATTGAGTGCGTTAAGGTATTGTGCCATTGCTGGTGTTACCTCTGCATTTTCTCCTTCTACTGGAGTTTCATCAGCAACCTCGCTTTGAGGTGCAGCTGCTTCTTTGAAATATGCCTCCTTGATGGTAGTAACCTTCTTGGAGAATGATTCTTCTGAAACAAACTCTAGACCCTCAGCAAGTGCTGCGAGTTTTTCTTTCTGAGTATCTGCCAATCCTTCTGAAACATTGTTCAGAATATTTTTTCTTGCAGTCTCATTAAGACTATTTTGTAATTTCACATTTGCTTTGACCTGTTCGTCAAGGCGTTCTTCCATCTCACGAATTGATTCAGCCATACCTTCTACCACATCCACTTTCTCGTCTGGGATAGAAATGTAGTGCTCTTCAAAGAGACCCTTCAGACCTGCAATGAAGTCTTCGGTGATCTCATTTCTGATTCCACGGTCAATAGCAACTTGATTTTGCTCTACCCATTGACCAATGGCGTAGTTAACTGTACCATTAACTTCCTCGGATAGCTCTGCTTTAGCAGCTTCTACTTGCTTATCCAATTCGTCGGCAAAGTGTTCTACAAGCCTGTCATACTCTGTAGAAATTTTTGCTTTTACAGCGGATTCAAAAATAATCCTTGCTTTCTCAGCAAATTTTTCAGAGAGTCCTGTACCCTCTACTAGGGCGTTTACATCAGCGGAAACGTCAAGATCTTCAAACGAAGGTTTGATAGGATATGTGACTGCACCACCTACCTTAGTTCCGTATGCTACGTCAGCACCGACTGTAGGTTGTGTACCCATATCACCAGCATCATTAATGCTAGATGTCTGAGCAGATCCATCGCTCTGTGCTGCTTTGTCTCCAACAGGAGCAGCTGCCTTAGCGCCAGGATTTTCCTCTCCATCCTCATCGTGCTCATTTGGAGCAGTAGATGAGCCACCAAGATCCGTAGGAGCAGATTGCCCATAGGATTGTGAAGCGTCTACTTTAGGTTGAGTTCCCTGATCGCCAGCATCTGTTTTATTAGAAGTCTGGGCGTCAGAAACTTGGGAGGGTTCACTACCAGTGCCAGGAATTACTGTTGCTTGTACAGTAGGCATTTTTGATTGATCGTCTTCTACAATCACCTTTTGCTCGGTAACGAACTCTTCAAACTTTTCGTTTAGTTTGTCTGACATCTGAGTTTTCCTCGTAATTTCCGTATAATTAATCTAAGTTTATTTATAAATCAAAGTTTTCCGAGGAAATCCTCAAAAATTTTGAGGGTCTTCTCTTCCAATTCCTGACGCGATGAGGCGTCCATGATTCTTTTATATTTAGCAACTTCAGTTTCCTTTAGTATACCATTACACCAAACCCACTCTTTACCTTCCATAATTCCATTGACAAATGCATCTGGTGCGGAAGGATCTGCTACAATATCTGCAGCAGTGGTGAGCATAAAGTCATCTGCAACCACATTGCAGTCCTCTACTTTTGAAATGCTTCCCATACCACGAGAGGAAACACCTAGTTGAACTCCTTCGCCAAGTAAATTCTTAGCGATGTTACCCATAGGTGTGTCAAGTATCTGTGCCTTGCCAATAAAGTTATTACCTTCAGCACGGAGACT